AAGCCATAAAACAGACATGAGTGTGAGCCCTCGGAAAATAAGGTACGGCTATTCAGGAGAGTGGCAGGTGCTAACGCTTATACAAGCCGAATTCCTGAATAGCTTTCCCCGATCAATTAAACAGCAGCACGACGGCGGCGTGTTGGCGCAGTCTCAGCAGGTGCTTCAGCTTCAGTTGCAGGTTCAGGCGCATCACCACCTTCGGCCTCAGCAGCTGGCGCAGCTTCTTCGGTCATACCCATCCAGCCCACGATTTCAAACACGGGTGTGTAGATACGGCCATAAGACTTGTGACTGTAGTGATCCTTTTTCAAAGACACAATGGCCACAGGCTTGCTTGGGTCTTTTTCGATCTGATCAGCAATGGCTGCGCCCAAAGTTTGAACAGCGCGTTTGCCGCCCACAGAAGTGGTGGTGTAGCGTGCTTCCATACCAGCGTCTTCGCCGTTGGTGCATTTCATCGACAAACCGACTTGTGATTCCCAACCCTTTTTAGCGCCTTTAGGTGCTTCATCCAGATCAGGCAATGGCTCATTGATGGCAACCATCTTCTCGCCCAAAACGTCGCCGTCACCCCAAGCAATAAAGCCGTGGATGAAGCTGAATGGGTTGATAGCCCATTGTGAATCAGATTCGATTTCGGTTTGATCAGCGCCAAAAACCCAGTGGCCTGTCTTGTCCATTTTGATGATGACGTGACCTGCGTTTTCCACTTTCATGGTACGCAAAGCGTTGGCAACATTCGCAACAGCGGGAAGACCAGCAGATTTAAAAACTGAGAGTTGATTTGACATTTTTTTTCCTTAGTTAAGTTTAGAGAGGGCAGCAGTCATTTGCTGTCCGATTTTCAATACGGCGGGGCGGGGATCGCTCTCCGACGCCATCGTAGTGCCTGATGAAATCGCCATGACGAGATCGTCTGGCAACTCCAACTTGCGCTTTTTAAGCACCTTCTCAACTTGAGCAGGGCTTAGTAATTCTGGTTTGCTGAAGATGTCGTCAAAGTTTAACTCCATCTTGAACAAGGCTTGCATGGTTTCATCTTTGTTCAACTTCCATTGGCGCGTAGCGCGTTTGGAAACGAGCTTGAATCCGGGCACAGGTGCACCTGAGTCAAGGATCTGATGCGCCAGCGCGCGCACGTCCTTGATCCAATCTTCTAGCGCGTCTGCCACAACAAGGTACTCAGATAACTTGGTCTTGTCGATTGCTTGAATGGCAATCTTTTGCACGCGCTCGACTTCGCCTGTCTTCAAAGGGCAAGTGGGTTTGGCCGCGCACCAACGGCAGTGCGATCCATCTTTTATGGGCGCATCAGGCGTTTGCGCCAGCTTCACAGCGCGCGCCAATTCGACCTCAAATTGTTTGATGCGCTCTACACTTGTTGTCCAGCGCTTAACTTCTGGCGGTTGAACGATGATGATCTCTACCTCATCGATGTCTTCAAACGCCCATTGCACAGCTGGCGTGCGCATGGCAGCGCCTGCGTAGAACAAACCTTGGTCGTTTTCTTCAGCCTCAACGACAACGCCGTCGCCAAATTTCCAATCGAGAATGACAGCCTTGCGACCCAGTTTGCCGATAACGTCAGCTGAACCAAACGCGCCGGGAATGAAGTCGCCGAAGTTCACGTAGTTCTCAACGACCAAATCCATCTGGCAATCTGGATCGATCTCGTCCAAGGCTTTGAGCGCAGGCACAAGTTTTTCTTCAAAAAGCTCTTCTGTCAGCTCAATGCCTTCGTGCTTGCGCCCAATGACTGAACGTGGTTCTAAGTCCTTGCCCAAAATGTCAGCGATGGCATCATGCAGCAGGGTGCCACGATCTGCATGTTCGCTTGAGGGCTTGGGCGGCATCTTGGCGCACAACGCCACAGAGCCGGGACAGTTGATGACTCGTTTAGCGGTTGAACCGCCGACGATGGATGAGTGAAGTGAGGCCATTAGTTTTTCCCTGTTAATTCAGCATAAAGACGGTTGCAATCTTTTTCGGTGTTCATCACCATGCTCATGCAGTCTTCCATAAACAATTGTTTGTGTTCATCGACAGGCGGTTTTTCTTCGATGATGATTTCTTCGCGCGGTTGTTCTTTCGGTGCAGGCGTTGCCGATGTGACATAAACCACAAACAAAAAGAAACAAACAATGCTGGCGCAGACGTTTTTGATGAAGTCAAGCATGTTGCACCTCAATATCTGTAGGTTTCGCATTGAACGTCGATAGGCGTTTGGATACGCCCAAAATCGCTGGGCTGAAACACATACCGCACAACAGGCTTGAGTTTGGCATCGGTGCATTGCTTGGATGCCTCGATGACTTGATCGCGGGACATACCTTCGATCTTTTTGACGCTGGATAACGGCACGGGCGCGTTGGCCAACATTGCGCATCCAGACAGCCCTGAGAGCAGGGCAATGAGAAGAGCTGATTTCATTTGAGAGTCCTTTACTTGAATGTTTGAACCCTCACTATAGCACAAAAATTTATTTGTGCTAAACTTTCTGACATGATTGAAAAAGAAGTCGAAAATTATTTTGTTTGGAAAGTCGCCATGTTAGGCGGTAAGTCCTACAAATTTAAATCACCCAACCAGCGCGGCGTGTCTGATCAGGTTGCCTGCATGGTAAACGGCCATACGTGGTTTGTCGAACTTAAACGACCCAAAGGCGGCAAGCTGTCTGAATTACAAAAGCTGTTTGCAAGAAACATGCTGGGGTTGAATCAGAAGTATGCGCTGTTGAATACCAAGGAACAAATTGATGAGTGGGCAAAACAGTTTGAAATTGCGTGACTACCAAGAGGTAGCCGCCGACTTCATCTTCGAGCACGACAGAGCAATGGTGCTGGCGCCTGTTGGCGCGGGCAAGACTGCTATCACGCTTACGGCCATGCAAGACATGATCAACAGCGGCCACGTCAACGGTTGGTTGGTCTTAGCCCCAAAGCGTGTGTGTACGGATGTATGGCCTGTGGAGTTGCCCAAGTGGGCACCCAAACTGTCTATGGCTTTAGCCGTAGGCACGCCCAAACAACGTCAAGCTGCGGTGGCGTCTGACGCCCATGTGGTCGTGATCAATTACGACAATTTGCAATGGTTGGCCGAACAAGACTTATCTAGTTTTGACGGCATTGTGTTTGACGAGCTCACACGATTGAAAAATGCGTCAGGCAAACGCTTTAAGGCGTTGCACAAAGTCATCGATCACTTCAAGATTCGCTGGGGTCTGACAGGCTCGTTTACCAGCAATGGCCTTGAAGATGTGTTCGGTCAATGCAAAATCGTTGACACCAAGCTCTTAGGCCGAAGCAAGGGCGCGTTTCTTCAGCAATTCTTCGTGTGTATCAACCGCGACTACGGCGATTGGGCGCCCCGTCCCGGCGCGCTGGAAGGCGTCATGGCTAAGATCAAGCCTGCCACCTATGTGCTCGATGCTGGCGACTACAAAGACAAACTGCCACCCTGTCATACGGTGGAGATGCGCTGCGACATGGAGCGCCAACACTACGAGAAAATGAAAGCTGATTTCGTTGTGGAATTTCCCGACGCGCGCGCCGTGGCTGCAAACGCTGCGGTGGTGACAGGCAAATTGCAACAGATGGCCAGTGGATTCGTTTATGAGACAACCAAAAAACCAAACCCAGAAAAGCCCGGTAAGTTCATCGTCACTCAAAAACCTGTTTGGTTTAGTTCGCACAGGTTTGATCTTCTTGAAGACCTTTTGGAAGAGAACCAAAGAGCCAACACAATTGTCGTCTATAACTATCAAGAAGAATTGGCCGAGCTTTTACGGCGCTATTCCCATGCCGTCACCATCGACGACAACGACGCAATTGGACGTTGGAACGCTGGGCGAGTTGAGCTACTACTTATACATCCTAAGTCAGCAGGACACGGACTCAATCTACAGCATGGGGGGTGCCGAATGGTATTTTTGTCCTTGCCTTGGTCGTTGGAGCTGTACGAACAAACTGTGGGAAGACTACATCGCAGCGGTCAACGGTTCGCGGTGTGGGTCTACATTCTGCTCACTAACAAGACAGTAGATGAAAAGATTTGGGCGGCGCTCCACGATAAACGCGCCATTAGTGACATTGCAATGGAGGAACTTAGATGACACGACTCAAAGCCTATGAGATAAAACTTAAGGCACTCAAAGCTGAATTGCGCATCCGCGCAAGGACGCTCAACTCAGCGCAGCGCAGCCACAACAGCACTGTAAAAAAATTAACCGCACTGGAGGAAAAAATTGGAAAACTTAAATTGGCGCGAACTTAACAGCGTGCTGACGTCAAAGACGGAAGATGAGGTGTTGGAGATGCTCAACGCCGAACGAGTGGGCGCTAAACGCCTATCTGTCTTGGAACGTTTGCACCAACGCTATAACACCCTGCGCGTAGCACGTGAACGCATTGAACTTTTAAAAGAAGCGAGGAACAAATGAGCAAGATTGCACAAACCCTAGCCCAACGCCAAAAGACCCACGGCAATTTCGCTACCCATGCTGAAATAAGTCAAAAGCTNAAAGCCGTCATGTANGAGTCTGAGGGCTGGCAAGACTTACCGTATGAGCACTGCGAGGCACTTGAGATGATTGCGCACAAGATAGCTCGTATCTTGAATGGCGACCCATGTTTCATTGATAGCTGGCGAGACGTTTGCGGCTATTCTCAATTAGTTGTCAATAAATTGACAAATTTTGAAGGTGCTACAGATGTCAAAGTCACTCGTCAGATTGTAAAGAATGGTGAGTTGGTTGACGCAAAGTAGCTTTATGATATTATAGGTTATGACCAATAGATCAAAATGGAAAAATCCTTCGGGCACCAAGACTTATTTTGCTTGGCGCAACATGTGCAGACGTTGTCAAGATAAAAAAGACATTGCGTGGGTTAACTATGGCGGAAGAGGAATAACTGTATGCGCCAGATGGTTGAAAAGTTACGACAATTTTTTTGCTGATATGGGTGAAGTCCCTGACGGCAAATCTTTGGATAGGTTAGACACAAATAAAGGTTATAGCCCTAACAATTGTCGATGGGCTACAAAAGAAGAGCAATTGAATAATCAGCGACGTAACGTGAGACTGACTCACAACGGTATGACGTTGACTGTTTCTCAATGGGCTAAGAAGCTTACATTGCGCACTGATACTTTATTTAAGCGTTTACAACGTATGCCGATAGAAAAGGCTTTGGTAAGTGGAAAATTGAGAACTTGGGTTCACGGCACAAGAGCCGGATACGAGTCACATAAGTGCAGATGCACTCTTTGTACAGAAAGCAATAATGCAAGACACAGGGCTCAACGAGCTGCCCGTAAAAGAAAGGAAAAATAATGGCTTTACCATCATCCCCAGCTAACGAGCACATTTGGACGCCTTCGGGCACTGATATTCAAGAGAGATGGCGCGCGCTAGGTTGGGTGCCACCTTCTGAGATCAAACAGTACCAAGACAAGTGGAGCTACTATCAGAACTTGCCTTTGCGCAAGCTCGATGATGAAGCCAAAAAGCAGTACGAACTTGTGCTCAAAAAGGCAAAGGTGGCGCGCATCAAGTAGGGCGCCCAGTGATACGTCGAATGCGTTGCGTTAGCTCATAGTCTTCGCGGCAATCGATGTTACAAAATAGGCCGTTGTTCTCGACTTGCGCATTGCAACAGAGACAACGGCCTAAATGTCTGGACTGTCCGGCATTCTTACGGATATTGTCTATAGCTTGATTGCGAAATTGCTCTTCGGTTTCCGTAGCTTTGTCGAACATGTCAGTCATCGCGTTACCACGTATCAAGAATTAAACAGCACGGTTTCGGCGTGGCGGCGTTTCACCAATCCGGGCAACACATGGCCGCCGCCTTTGACCCAATCGCCAAAGTGCGTAGACGCGGTGGCAAAGTCACCTTCATTGACCAGCTTCAACAAAGTGCTGTGTTGCAAATTGCCAGCGCCGCAGTTGAATGCAAAGTCAACCAAAGCGTCAAATTGGTGCTGAGTCAGCTCGACTTTGACGAGACGTTTGACAGCTGCTTCAGCGCTGCGCACGTCATGGCGCAAAAATTCTTCGGCTTGCGCGTGATCAATGGTCATGCCGGGGTGCACATCCGCACCTGTATGTCCATAGCCGATAGTCCAAGGATCGCCGCCTGTACCGGGATCAGGATAGGCCGTCAGGCGACAGCCCTCAGAGTCCTCGGTAACGTCAAGACCAGCTTGGTCGTAATTCAAATTCTCATTCATTTAGCACTCCTTACTTGGTTGTAAAAATCAATCAATTCGTTGAGCTGTCGGATCGCTTTGTCCCCGTCTGCTGCGATGGTGACAAGAGATTGAGCAGCCGTTGGGTCAATGTCGCATCTTGCTTCGACCCCAGCTCTGGCGGCAGAGGCGGGATCGCTGGCGGGTTGTACGGCACGGAGCGAGAGGCGCAACTCGCCAGAAGCAACGTCAGACTTAAGTTTAATAATTTGTTGGTCAGCTTTTGCATTTGCATCTCTCAATTTGATTGCGTGATCGTTGGCCTCTTGCACGCGCTGTTGTTCGACTTGTCGGGTTTGCTCATTCAGTTGCGCAATCTGCGCCACGTCTTCCAAGCGTTGATAGTGGATACCTTCAAAGAAAGCAGCCACGCACAGCGCCAGCGCGCCAAGAATCATATAGGGATTAAACATTGTCGCCCTTTTCTTTTACACGAGATTCTGTTTTCTTGGCAATTATCTTGTCAATAATCGTTGGCAAGAAAATCATCAAAGGCGTCAGAATGGCAAACATCGCTTTGTCGTTCAGACTTTGGCCTTCCATTGGCTGCGACACATGGATCAGCCCATAAAGTATAGCGAAGATGCCCCCTACGAAAGCGATAGACAATGACGCTTCCAACAGCATCAGCGAGAGCGATTCAAAGAAATCACCCCATTGTTCAGGCGTCCAATTTTTCATGGTTTGTCCTTATTAATCTTTACTAGCTGCTCAGGGCAAGTTGCAGTGACTGAACAGATTGGCGGCTTGCATTCTTTTTTGTCCCAGTTGGTTGGGTCTTGGCATGGATACCTAAAATGATCTTCGCAACCTGATAACAATATCAGCAAAGCTATTGCGATGCTTTTTTGCATATTTCCAGCTCCTGTTTCAATTCTTTGATTTTGCGCAAGCCCAATTTACGTTCTTCCATTGTCCACCAATATGCGCCTGACGCAATCAGCATCACAAGCGCGACCGTCAGCGCGATAGCCGTTATCCGTAGATTTCGTATCGTCGCGTCATATCTTCCTGAATCAGCAGTTCTATCGCGCATACGGTGCCTACGATGGTTACAACTCCTAGGATGATAGCCAATACCAAGGAAATATTTTGACGAATTCGTGCCAAACGGTACTGTCTTTTGGCCTCAGCTTGCTGCTCGGCCAGTTCTTTGGCTCGTTTTGCCGCCTCACGCTCGTTGATCAGGCGTTGACGCTCATCCACAATTTCTCGCCACAGGTCTGGCATACCCAGCTCATAGCGCACCATGTGCTCTAGTTCGGCGTAGTAGCGCCGTATCTCTCGCAAGCGCATCACGTTATCGATAGCTTCCATCGTGACATTGCGCGGTTTGCCAGCGGCCATGTCCTTTTTGGCCTGCTCTTTTTGTTTTTCGTGCTCGTCTTCTAGATGCTGTTGGCCTTGGAAAAACGAAGAAAGCATCCCCCCAACTTCGTGGGTGATGCCAGACAGATCATGGCCTGTTTTCTTTAAATCTTGGTAGATGCCGATGGCACCTTGGATACCCGAATACGCGGCCTTACATGCTGCAAAGGCGGTTATCGGATCCACATCACTTTACATGCGACAAGAATGTAAAGACTATACCTGCCATCGAACAAATCATAAGCCCCGCAGAGGTGATCATAATTTGTTCGATGCGCTTTAGACGCGCGTTGATGACTTCATAGCGCAACGCACAAACTTCTTCGTGCGTACTTAATCGGGCATCAGTTTGGTCAATGGTCGCCATATATCAAGCCTGTGCTGGTTCGCTTGAAGATGGTGCGGCTTCGGTTTGTGTTTCAACTGGTGTTTCAGCTGGTGCAGCAGCTTTAACAGCATCTTCAATGGCTTGCATCTGAGCGCCGACGACTTGCTGGAACTGAATGGTCAACAGCGCTGTCTCGACCGATGGGCGGCTACCGATGTAGTCAAAAATTGCCTTGACCAAGCCAGCAGGCACAGTGACAGGTTGCGTAGTAAAAATTTGTTGAGGTTGCATCATTAAACTCCATTTTTACCAACAAAAGGGTGTTGGCTTCCCTTTGAAAGTGTATCACGCATTATCAGAAATTGCGCTTTCTACAGGCGCAATAGCATCCCGCAATTGTTGGGTTGTCGTACATGAAGCAATAGTCGTTCTTGCAGTAGACAACAAAGAAAGCCAATCAGTGTCTGAAAGTTTATTTTCTATGCCAGCGCCTGTATTTGTTGCTCTATGATTTACTTCTATTTTTGCAATAGAATTTAATTTTGATTGTTGTTGAGCAATAGCTTTTGTAATATTGACAGATATTGTTGAACCATTTAATTCCCATGAATTAAAAAAATCATTGTCTGAAATAGGCAAAATAGAATCATCAACAATTATTGAATGGTCAGGAGTGTCTTTTGTTTTTACATCATCAATATGAATTTCACCTGTAGGGACACAAACAGAAACACCGCCATCTTCATTTGTGAAAACAATTACTTGAGCCATTATTTTTCCTTATCTAAAAATTGCCACATTAACAGTGAGTTGGTTTTGCGCCGAACCAGTATCAGTTCCAAAACCTGTCAAACGCAAAGATGTCGTTGCTGGCGCTGTTTTTCTGCTTCCTTGAATACCAGCATATCCCGAGCCAGAACCGTCAACCCCGTTGTTCACGCCCGTAACATACGCATAGTTTGTATCAGCAAGCGTTATTGAAAAGTTTACCGTGTAATCACCTGTTCCATTGTAAGTAACTGAACTTACATTTAAAGAAGCCCTTGGTGAGTTTGTGCCGCTTATAGTTCCATTAAAGTTAACCCACAATTGACAAACGCCGCCACTCATAGGAGAACTATTTGTAATGGTCACACCACCAGTGGATGCACTAACAGAAATGCCAGTGCCAGCAGAAATTGAAGTTACAGGAGTTGCATAGGTTTGGTCGCCACGCAAATATGTAGAACTGGAAGCAGTGCCTGAACCAAGTCTTGCAGTTGGCACAGTTCCTGATGCAAGATTGGAAGCATTGGTGTAGTAGCTTGCGGATTGTCCATTCAACTGGGTAGCGTTAGTTGCTGTACCAACAGTTAAAGTACTTGGCGCAACATAAGTAGGCGCGCTTGCGCCAGCTGTTAGAACATAACCTGAAGTGCCAAGAGCAAGGAATGAAGTCGCTCCCGAACCTGTGTTGTATGCCAAAGAGCCAGCCGCACCACCCAAAATATTGGTTGTATTGGTTGAGTTTGTTACAGCTGTTGTTCCAATTGCTGTTGCAATTTGAGAGCCAGTAGCCGCAGAAAGCGCAGTTCCATTGCCGTATAAAACGCCAGTGATACTTGTGCTTAAAGTAATTGCGGGTGTAGTTGTTGCGGTTGCAACAGTTCCAGCAAAACCGTTTGCGGAAACAACAGAAACACTTGTCACAGTGCCCGAACTACCTGAACCGTTAGATGCGGCTGTGATTCGACCGTAAGCATCAACGGTAATGTTCGCTGCTGTATAAGAACCTGCGGTCACAGCCGTTGTTGACAAAGCCAATACTGGAGTTGTTCCACCAGTAGATGAAATTTGACCTGTCGTGCCGCTGACCGATTGGACAGGCGTATAAGTCAAAGCAGTAGTGACATCGCTAGAAGTAAGCGTTACAGCGCCTGTTCTAGTGTTGAAAGAAGTCACACCACCAGCGCCATTTGATGCGGCTGTGATTCGACCGTAAGCATCAACAGTAATGTTTGCTGTTGTATATGAGCCAGCTGTGACAGCTGTAGTGCCAAGAGCAATCGTGACAGCCGAAGAACCGTTGTAACTTGTTCCTGTCAAGCCAGTGCCAATTGTCAAGGCATTCAAGTTTGAGCCAAGAGAAACACCCGAAATGGTACTGTTAGCTAATTGACTATTACTAATAGTTCCTGATAATGCTGTTGTTGGTATGGTTGTCGATGCAGTCATTGCACCTGTTCCATTTCCATACACATACCCCGTCAATGATGTTGCGCCAGTTCCACCATAAGCCGCACCAATCGCATTGCCATTCCAAGTGCCATTAGTATATGAACCAGCCCAAGAAAGTGTATTGGTAGACCAACTTGCATTTGATGGCGCAACATTATGGTAATCCCAAGAGCCAGCCGCAATCGAATTGCTTATCAAAACAACTTGAATATATGCGCCCGATTGGGTAGTGCAAACTGTTGTTCCCGAATTGTTTTTAATAACAATCGTGCCTGACGATTGGTTATTGTTAAAAGTAAACAATGCACCATTTGGCAATGTTGTTGCATCAGGCAATTGAATTGTTTGACCGCCTGAACCTGTAATCAACCAATTTTGAACCGATGCAACTGTCAAAACAATTGCTGTCCCACTTGCGGCTTGTGAAGTAAAACCTTCAAAAACACAATTTGCATTGATGTTTGCATTGGCATCACGCAAAACAACTGAATTTGCACCGCTGGATGCCGTGACTCCAGTTCCACCATTGGCAACAGCCAAAACTCCTGTCACCCCAGTTGTCAAAGGCAATCCAGTAGCATTGGTCAAAGTACCCGAAGAAGGTGTACCCAATGCGCCGCCATTGACCACAAAAGCGCCAACACTGCCAGTATTTAAAGCAAGAGCAGTTGCAACGCCTGTTCCCAATCCTGTGATTGAAGTCACAGCTGGTGTCACTGTTGTATTACTAGCCGCTGTCAGCTGACCTTGAGCATTGACAGTGAAAGTGCCGACCTGAGTGGCAGAGCCATAAGAACCAGAACTCACAGTAGTGTTGGTGATGCTGAATGTGTTACCTGTCAGCGTCAGTCCTGTGCCAGCCAAATAAGTGCCAGCGCCACTAAATTGAACCCAAGTGACGGGGGTAGTGCCCAGAGTGCCGCCCGGGTCAACTGTACAAGTCCACCCAGTGTCAGCTTGTGTTGTACCTTCTTCCACAAACACAAACGCAGAAACCAACTGACTCCATGTATTTGCATCCGATGAGCGAGTCCATGCGCCCGAGGAAGAAACATAAATACCATTGTTTTGAGACAGCGATTGGTTTTTAACCAAAACTCGGCTTGAAGATGTTGTCACACCATCAATAGTTTGTTCGCCTGACAATGTAATGTTTGCAGTTGTTGCAACCAAAACTGGGGATTTAGGAGCAAGACCTTGAGCTACTGTGTCAACATACAACTTGTTTGCAATGTCGGTCGTATTTACAGGGGCTGAAGAAATAGAACCAGTGGTCAAAGTGACCGCATTGATGGTTGTATTTGTTACCGCAGTAATTTGACCTTGTGCATTAGTGGTGATAACAGGAACTTGATACGATGAACCGTAAGTACCCGCTGTTCCCACATTACCAAGTGCAATAGTGACCGCTGAACCNCCGTTGTAGGATGTTCCTGTCAATCCTGTTCCAATGGTCAAGGAATTGGAAACTTGGGTCGCAGTTCCTGTCAAATTGGCTGTGATTGTTCCAGCACTAAAGTTGCCTGAAGCATCTCGAGCCACAATGGTTGATGCTGTGTTTGCATTTGTTGCATCAGTGGCGATTGTCACAGCCGATGAACCATTGTAGGAACTGCCTGTCAAATGAGTTCCAAATGTCAAGCTGTACAAATTAGACCCAAGCGAAACACTTGAAATGGTGCTGTTGGCTAATTGAGCGTTTGTAATAGTTCCTGAAAGGGCTGTTGTAGGAATGGTGGTCGATGCTGTCATCGTGCCTGTACCATTGCCGTACACATAACCAGTTAATGTTGTTGCACCTGTTCCACCATTAGAAGGTGTAATTGTTGTTGCATTCCAAGTTCCTGTTGTAACAGTGCCGAGCGTGACCAAGCTGGTAGAACCAGCCAAGGGCGATGCACCAACAGAGTTATAGGAAATGGTGACAGGTGAACTGCCATTAAAAGTTGAACCTGATGCCGCACCTGACCCGCTGTTGTTGAATGTCAAAGCATTGGGTGTGTCAGCGGTCAC